TGTGGACTATGACGACCCAAAGGCAGATGAATATGTCTTTGAATTAGGCGATGACTATGTGATCACCTGCAACAATGATTCACGAGGCATGGCAAAGCCACTCAATTATGTGGCACGCAAATATCAAGACAAATACAAGTATTTCACCTTCGTTGGCGATGACCACCGCCCACGCACCGCCGATTGGGATGCAAAACTCATTGCGGCATTGCAACAGGCACCGTCACTTGCCTACGGCAACGACCTACTTCAAGGCAAGCGCCTTCCAACGATGGTCTCAATGACATCAGACATTGTTGGCGCACTTGATGGCATGGTGCCACCGAATATGAAGCATCTTTACCTGGACAACTTTTGGAAAAAATTGGGTGAGGATTTAGGCTCTTTGACTTACCTTGAAGATGTCATTGTTGAGCATATGCACCCCGTTGCAGGAAAAGCTGAATGGGATGAGGGCTATCGTGAGGTCAACGCAGAAGAAGTTTATTCTGCCGATTTTCTTGCTTACAATAACTACATCAAATCAGAAGCATATGAGGTCTTACTGAAGAAACTTCGCAAATGAAACAGGCAATCTCTTTTTCTTTGTATGGATCAGACCTTCGATACTGTGTCGGGGCAATCAAAAACGCCATCATTGCTCAAGAGATTTTGGATGAGGAATATGACCTCATCTTCTTTGTCGGTCAATCGGTACCTTCCTGGGTGATTTCAACCCTTCGCCTGTTTCCCAATGTGCAAATTATTCAAACAGATGCACCTGAAGATCACACCGCCAAGTTGTGGCGATTTCTTGCCTGTGAACTAGATTATGGCTTTGTTGCCTTTCGTGATGCCGATGCTCGACTGTCTTTGCGTGAACTTAACGCACACGAGGAATTCATTGAGTCAGGGCTAGATGCTCACATCATGAAGGATCACCCTATCGGTCACAACTACCCGATCAATGCAGGTATGTTCACAGTTCGATCTGCCTTGTTCAAAGACATCCGCACCTTGATTGAGTCGGCAGAGATTTCGGACTATTACACCCAAGACCAAGACTTTCTGAGAAATCTGATTTACCCACGGATTCAATTCTCGTGCTTTGTTCATGACGAGTTCTACGAAACAGCCGTTGAAGGCAAATCCCTTCGCAAGCCGTATCTGCTTGAACCTGTCAACCAGGTAAGTCATATTGGTGCAGCTTTAGACGAGAATGATAGGTTTATCTTTACCGTTGACCAACAGAAATCTATGACTATATCGGGTGATGATAAATACTTGTACGAGTGGGGGCAATAATGAAAATTCTGATCACAGGCGATGCCGGCTTTGTTGGGCGTGCATTTCATCGTGCGCTTGCAAAACAACGCCACGACATCACAGGCATTGACCTAGTAAATGGCAAAGAGGTTCGACATTTCTTCGCCACAGACAACACACAATTTGACATCGTGATTCATCTCGCGGCGATTGTCGGTGGGCGGATGACTATTGAGGGAAACCCTTTGTCAGTTGCCTCTGACCTTGCCATAGATGCAGACATGTTCCAATGGGCGCTGAGAACTCGCCCGAAGCACATTGTTTATTTCTCATCAAGTGCGGCTTATCCGATTTTCTTGCAAAGACTTGCCTATCAGCAAAAACTGCGCGAAATTGACATCAATCTTGAACACATTCGAACACCTGACTTCACCTATGGTTGGGCAAAGTTGTCAGGTGAAATGCTCGCCTCATATGCACGAGCTGAAGGTCTGAAGGTAACGGTATTGCGACCATTTAGCGGATACGGCGCAGATCAAGCACTTGATTACCCATTCCCATCCTTTATTGCACGCGCTAAGCGTAAGGCAGACCCATTTGAAGTGTGGGGCAGAGGAACCCAGGTACGAGATTTCGTACACATTGACGATGTTGTGGGCGCTACTTTTGCAGCCGTGATCAATGATGTGGGTGTCATGAATATCTGTTCAGGTCGCCCAACCTCATTCATTGAGTTGGCAGAAATGGTCATGTTGCAAGCAAATTATCTTGCGCCTATCAAAAACAATCTTGATGCGCCCATAGGCGTTGAATACCGCGTAGGCGATCCAACTCGAATGTTGCAAGTCTATGAACCAAAAATTTCTCTTGAAGAAGGCATTGCTCTCGCACTTGCCGAATAAGAAATCCCCCTCACCATCAGTCGGTCATGGTGAGGGGGATTTCTTTGTCTTTTTCAAAGGATGTCGGATGGGTATTTGATTCTTTTCAGTTCCTTTTTGATGTAATGATTTACGGCAAGTGCGATGAAGATTTTTGGAATCTCAGGTTCAGCTTTTGGTTTCTTTGGTAACAAAAGAAGCGGTATCAATACCCAAAAACCGAAGAAGAAGGCGCAGATTGACCAAAAGATGTGCTTCCTGCCAAAACCCATTGCAACGAGTGCCACAATAGGAACTGCAAGCACATTCAACCAACTCATATCCACTCCATTATCGGTGCAGGTTGGATGTCCTTGACGACCTCATAGAACTTCCCTGATTCGTGCAATGATCCTGCGCCTACGACATATCCATTGTGTTTGATGTCAACACCTTCACGAAGTTTGCCCTTGAACTTTGCATCGGCAGGGGCGGTGTAATACAGATGCAAGCCATCGCCTGTTGCAACTGTGAATGTGTCTAAGTTCAAACCTTCAGTTGTTCCGCCGTTTCGGTAGTCAATATCAAAGACAACTAAGTTTGAAGGGGCGCAAGCGATGCCAATGTTAAGCATGGGTGCGCGAGTGAACCATTTCTCAATGGATTCAATGTCAGTTGTTGCTGACTTATATCCATGAGTTGCAATGGGGAAGAATGGTGTCTTTTGATAAGGGGCAACAGGCAAGATGTGCCATCCTCTTTCGGCAAAGGCAATGGCGGTTTTGGCTTTTGTCATTTGATATATCCCTTCAAAAAGTCAACGATTACTTCGGAAACTGATTTGCCTTCTGACTGTGCCTTCGCCTTCGCCTTCGCCCACACTTGTTCGCTGACTCTGACTGACCTGATTTTCTTTCCGACCATTACAACACCACACATTCGCTCATTGAACCCCAACACCAACCAAGAAACTCTGCATTGGGTGCATCAATCCCAACCCACCAAAGATTCATTGCAATTTGCCAAATGAGAATGATGCCAACTGCAATTGCAATTGCTCGCACTTTCTTTCCGCGCTTTGTGATCATGCTTGAATCTCTTCCCAAGTTGCAACTTCAAACAACATTTCTGAAATGTCTAAGACACAGGCATATTTAAAAACTGTCTCGCCATAGTTTTGAGTCAAGAAATCTTGAAGTTCTTCATCTGTATTTTCATAAATCTCAAGCAGGTCATGGAGAAATGATTGGTATTTGTTAATTGCTTCTTCCATTTTTCCAACTGCTTCTGCCTTTGTGAATGTGTCATCAAGTGATTTCCATTGTGCGTTCATTATGCATTCACCTCACTATTCAAACCGAAAATGAAACCGCCACCATTGCCTTCAGGGTCTTGACTGATTTGAATTTGACGAATCTCGCCATCCTTGAACTTGACTGTGAATGATGGGAAACCATCACCGAAATCTTCTTGATCTTGCATCCCATCGAAAGAAAGAATGGTTGCACCTACAAGGTCGCCGTAATACTTTGTGAAGAATTCGTTGGTTGTCATTATGCACCTACCTTTGCGAGACATTCTTCGCACCATTCTTGAGGAAATGATGCCCAACCCCATAAACGGTTTCTATTTGTATCTTGAACAATTCCGCCGTGTGTTTCGCACATCAATAACCACTTGCCACCATCTTCAATGCAAAGTCCTTCATCTTCTGTGAGACAAAGTGTCACGATGACATCTCCGACTTTCTTGCTCTTAGTTGTTGCGTTCATTTCTAGCTCTTTTCTGTGGGAGCCGTTTCCCCTACAAGAAGAACGATACTCTCATCCATACGGATGTCAATACATGACACAAACAATCTTTCAGCGTGTCTTGTACCCCTGTGGATAACTTCTCTGTCACCATTGGCGCATTCCAAAGGAGAGGGGATGAATGATACTTTTGGTCGTTATTGGGGGCGCAATCGCCGTCACAGGGCTTGTGTGGGGGCTTTTAGCCCTTGAGGACAGGTTCACCGCACAGATTACACACTCAGAGGATAGGTGGGGCTATTGATCAACCGCGATCCCCTCTTTTCAGTTCACAATGCCCTCAATGGCGATGTGGTCATATATTTGGAAGAAAGAGATGCCAATTGCGATTTGGTTGAGGATATTCTCACCCAGGTTCCAATGGGGTCAATCCAAGCAATCAACGCATTGATTGGCTTAGATTTGAAGTCAATTGAATCAGCTCGATTGATGGATAAAGCAAGATCAGCCGTTCCTGAACTTGCAATCAAACTCGCAAGCGTAAGCGAAAGCGAGGCACTTACTTTGGCTGAACAACTCATCACCGCCGTCAAGTATGCACGCGCTATGCGTTCGCAGCCTTTGGCGACAAAATTGGAGTTGGTGAAGTAAGTTGGCAAATCCCAATGGTCGCAAAGGCGCACTCTTTGAAACTTCAGTAATGAAGTGGCTGAGAGAACACGGGGTCAGCGCCGAGCGACTCAGTAAGGCAGGAAGTGCAGATGAAGGTGACATTGTTTGTGTCGTTGCAAACAAGACTTACATCTTTGAGTTGAAAAACCGCAAGGCGATCACACTTCCTGCCTTTTGGGATGAAGCAATCACAGAAGCGAACAATTATGCAGTAGCTCGTGGTCTTGAACAAACTCCACCTGCATATGTCATAATTAAGCGCCGAAATGCCGGCATTGAAAAGTCATGGGTTGTTCAGGATTTAGAACAATGGCTTGGAACTAGGGAGTGAATTTTAGAGACTTCTTCCCCACATTACCTTTGTTGTTACAGGCACAATGCCGTGACATCGAAAACCCCGACATTTTCTTTCCTGAAGGAAAAGTCGAAGAGGCAAACAGTCTCCCAATCGCTCGCAGTATTTGCGGCGGTTGTATCGAACGAAAGGAGTGCTTGGAATACGCACTTGCAGAAAACATCCCTCACGGGATTTGGGCAGGAACGACACCAAAGGAGCGTGGAGTTTATGTTCAAAGAAGGCGCAAAAAGTTCGGCATCAATAAAGCCGAAACAATTCGCAGACTTTATCTGCAAGGAAGAACACCAAAAGAAATCTCAATTGCTTTGAATGCAGACCTTTCGTACATAACGCAAGTTCTTCGCAAAGCAGGGGTGAAATCAGAAGGAGAACTCCAATCACAACTCAAAACAAAAGACTTATCAGGGGGATTGCAATAATGATCAGCGTAAGTGGTTTGACATCAATGGTTGTCAATGCCGCATTCGCTCCACAAATTGCCATTCCTTCATCCATTATTTATTCAGAGCGACCACCGCTTTCCCAGGTAAATCCGAAGGAAGTGGCTCGTGACTTGCTTACAACTAAGCAGTACAAATGTTTTTCTGCGTTGATTGGCAAAGAATCAGCCTGGAAAGATGCACAAAACCCAACGAGTTCAGCTCAAGGCATTGGCCAACTGCTTGACTCTACCTATCGCAATCTTGGAATGGAACATTCTGAGTCTAAGGTGTCACAACTCGTGGCAACTCTCGCCTATATTCACCGGCGCCATGTGTCTCCATGCAATGCGTGGTCACACTTCCAAAAATTCAATTGGTACTAAACAGATTCGGGGGAATTAGAAGTGACCATTGAAATTGAACACAAGCGTGTTGTCTTAGATGATGACATTGCTTCTTGGCTCAAACAGTACAAAGATGCTTTGAGTCGCATCAAAGAATGGCAAGAAGTTGCCGATATAGCTCGTTCGCACCTTGAAAGTGCATTAGGCGATGCTGAAGTCGGTATGTATCAGGGCAACGAGGTTGTCCGATGGTCATTTGTTGAATCAAGGCGACTCGATGTCAAGAAGGCACGGGAAATCCTGCCTGATCAAGTCATTCAGTTGCTTGAGATTCCAACAATTTCACGCCGCTTCACAGTTGTCGAGAGTGGTGAGGTATGAGCATCATTACGCCCATCTCACCACTTCTCGATGAGCCACCTTTCGCGCCATATGAAGATGACGAGGATGAGGACTAAATGACATTCGTTGCTCCACACAAACCTTCAAAGGTGTTGGCAGATGAACTTGCTGAAATAATTTCAAAGGCAGGTCAATGGTCGCCACGCTCAAAGCAAATTGCCATCGGCCCATCTGAAATTGGGCATGAATGCTCACGCCGTCTTGCTTACAAACTTCTTGATTGGGAAAAGATCAATGAGGGTGGAAGCAGTAGTTGGAGCGCCCAGGTGGGCCAGGCAATTCACGCTTATTTGGCCGAGGTCTTTGGCAAGATTAAAGGGTATGAAGTAGAGCAACGAGTCACCATTCGTTCAGGTCTGTCAGGTTCCATTGACTTATTTGATGTCAACCGAGGAATCGTGATGGATTGGAAAACCACCTCATCCAAGCAAATTGAAACGCGCAGAAAAGAAGGCGCGACACAGCAACAAATCATTCAGACTCAGCTTTATGGATACGGCAAAGCCCAGCAAGGTGTGACCGTCAACCATGTGGCACTTGTGTATTTACCGACATCAGGATCACTTGATGATATGCACCTGGAGATGTACGAGTACGATGAGCAGGTTGCACTAGATGCACTTGCTCGCATTGACAGTTTATACACACTTCTTTCAACAGTTGATGTTGAGAGCAATCCGCAAATGTGGGATTTAATACCTGCC